TTATTTCAACAAGAGAATAGTATCTCTCAATTGTTCCACTGTTTTATGATTATAAACCCTATTTCCAACATCTTTAGATTTGTGCCCCATCAGCATATCAATACACTTTCTATTACCACCTGCATTATCAAGGAATGTTTCAAAAGTATGTCTAGCTTCATGAGGAGTTTTCTTCTTCTTTGTTATATAGGAAATAACAGTTTTCCATTCTTCATAAAAATCCCCTTTTTTAAATTTAGATCCTTCATCAGTTTCTAAAAAATATTCATTACTTTTCTTTAGCCGATTTTTCACAAACGGCATGATACGAGGATGGATTGGTACAATTCTATTCTTCCCTGAAGAAGATTTGCTTCCGCCTTTAAAATATTCTTCTTCAAGATTGATCTGATCACATGTCATATTTAACAATTCCATTAATCTGAATCCGGTGTAAATATAGATTAATACAATATCTACATTTTTTTGATCAGATATTTTCCACAGAGCTTCAACTTCTTTTTCAGTGAATGGAGTGCGTTTAGTTTCTCCCTGTTCTGTGCTGACAGAAATTATTTGAGAATACATCTTATCTATAATATCTAATTCAAATGCAAAATTATCTAAATGCCACCAAAGTGCTTTGATATGAGATTGTGTAGCGTAACTACGACCACAATCGTCCATGGTTGCTTGCATATGATAAGCTCGTATTTGCCTATATTTCTTTCCGTACAGTTTTTGACAATGTTTATAAGCTGCTTTAAGTGTATATAAACGAGAACTTCCAAGTTTAGGAGCTTTTACTTCAAGCCATCGCTTATATAATTCTGCAAGAGTGACGCGATTGCGATCAATATTCCAAGGATTATCATTGTACCTGGCTAAAATAATATTTGCCTCTTCACGAGTTGCAGCATAGTCCACTGGGACCTGCCTTCCGTGTCCATCTTCATCATATGTAGTAACTTTTACAACGTATGGTCGTGATCGATTGCCTTTTAATTTTGTTACGCTGCCGTAGCCGTTTGGGTTTCTTCTTGCCATATATCATCATTCCTTTCTAAAAAAGGGTACAAAAAATACACCCTTATCAAATTGTAATTTTGCAGGATGTATGATATAATTCTGGTGTTGAGGCAGAAGCATATCACACACCACGTTGTTGATAGGTTTCTAAATTCCGTCTGGTTGGTAGCCAGGCGGTTTTCTTTTATTGTAAATTATTTCACAGTAGTTTTTGAGACATTTAGATAATCAATAATGTAACCATCTGCTGCCCAGATACTAAAAACACCTGCGAAAGAAGTACATTCAGGATTTTTAATTTTAGCTTTTAAAATAAAATTTCTAGTGTCTTTTGAAGCAATATACGGAGAAGTAGTCATTTCATCTGGTTCGTAATCCGTATCGTTCAATTTAAAATATTCACAGTCAAACTTAAATAAGGAATCTGTTTTATTATATACTGCAAACGCAATTTCAGAAGAAGTTGTATATGCCAACTTTATCTGAAGTTTATCGTTATCCAAAATGATTCTATTGTATGTATAATTTTTAACAGTAGGAGCTGAAGGGGTTTTAACAACTTTCTTTTTGATAGTCATTTTGCTCCGATAAGTCTTTTTACCGATCTTAGCTTTTATATAAGCTGATCCAACTTTCAGCCCTTTGATAGTTGCGTATTTGTTATTTTTGTTCACTATTCTTATTTTATTATTAGATACTGTCCATTTTACTTTAGTTTTATTGTTCTTTAAATTAATTTTACAAGTCTGGTTAATATAAATAGTCTTTTTTAATGGCACAATACTTACTTTAGATTTTGCAGATGCAGGTATAGTTGATAGCAGCATCATTGCAGACAATGCAACGCATAAAAACTTTTTCTTCATACGCATTCCTCCTTATTTTAATCTTAATTTAATTAACTCCTCATCATATCCAAGTGCACGTGCGATCTGATCGGTAGTAAATTCCTGGTATTCTAAAAATACTTGATCCGGCACCAGAAGTTCCATAGCAAACAGATCAGCTTCTTTTTCATATTTCGTCGTATTGAATCCGGTATAGGTATCCATAAAGAGGGCATTAGCCTTTTTATGCAGCAACATATGACCTAACTCATGAGCACAAACAAGAATCTGTTCATGTTCTGGAAGAGAATCATCAATATAAATAATGTTATTTCTTTGGAAATACTGATAAAATCCTCTGACACCCTCAAGTGGTACCGGCACAAGGATAACGTTCATTCCCTTGATAATCTCAAAAGGATTTCTTGTTTTATATTTCTTGACAAGCGAATTTACAATCTTTTTTATGTCCATTCACATCAGTCCTTTTTATATTTTTTAGGTGTGTATTTTTCCTTGTTCTTTTTCTTTGCCATCTCCATACCAATTTCCATTGCATTTAGAATAGACTCGATTGCTTCAGGAGAAGCAGGATCACCATCAAACATTAATCCTTCTTGGGATGTTAGTTTATCTTTTGTTTGCTGTATGATTTTTTCTATTTGTTTGGTGTCTCTTTTATTAAGTTCTGCGGAAGAAGATTTCTTTTCTACTAAATCCGATTTTTCTATTCCGAAATAATTAGCCATCATTTCTATTTTGTCAATTCGTGGATAGGTTCGTGCGTGCATCCAGTCTGATACAGTAGACATTTTAAAACCTAAGGTATTGCACATCTCTGTTTGGGTAACATCATTAGCCTTTAGATAGTATTTTATATTTCTAGCCATGACTTCTTTGTTTCCTAAGTCGCTCATTTACAATTGCCTCCTTTCTTAATTTGAATATGCCTATATTATAATGGAGAAACCGAAAAAAATCAATATAAACCGAAAAAAATTCGGAAAAACCGTTGACACTTCGGTTTAACCGTGGTAGTATATAAGAGAACTAAGGAGGTGAGCAAAAGTGAAAACGGAAACTAGATTTCCTAAAGATATGAAAGCGACATTAAAAAGTATCCGTGAAATGCGAGGATACAAGCAAGAAGAAGCCGCTAAATTAATAGGAATAGCGACAGATACACTCAGAAACTACGAACAAGGAAAGTCTTATCCGGATATTCCAGTACTTCGTAAAATAGAGGAAACGTATAATGTACGTTATTCACAGATTATTTTTTTACCGTTAGACTTCGGTTTAACCGAAACTAAATAACAAGGAGGTGAGAAAGATAGAATCAAAACAAATAATGAATCTGACATTAAAAGAAAATCCAGAAGGATATGAGCTGATGTTAGACAATCAAAAACTTCGATATGTAGAAGGTTATCGAATAGTAAAAAGTTCTAATCAAAGCGGAACAGCGGAACTTACTTTGAAGATCCTGGTTAAATTTACACAGGATGATGATTCAGAGAAAGACATTCAAAGGTTTGTTGACGATTTCATCAAAATGGATTCAAAAGAGGTTGGAAAGTTATTGGGTAAAGGAGATGAGAAAAAATTAAGATCCTAAAATACATAGCCATCGAATGTAAAGAATGGGCTATAGCGATAGCAGAAGTATGCAAAGAAGATAAGGCGGCAGCCTATGGATTATTTCTCATAATTGCAGAACTTATTTGGTTATTCATTGGACTGCCGTATGTGGTTATACATTTTCTTTAATGCACAGAGGAAAGAATGTTAATGATCAATGATGCTATAGAAGCAATAAAAGCGAGACTGGATACAACGTGAGGATACCAAGTCCTAAAGAGATCTTTTCTTCTATAGCGTAGATACATCAAAGCTTTATCACTCGGACGGTAAATGTCATAGCGTTCGGGATCATTATCAATAAGGTTGTATTTTTGAAGAAAAGAGTATTTAGGATTAGACCTAACAAGTTCTTTTGAGATGCAACCATCGTCTTTTAGCTTTCTAAGAATACGGACTTGTTTAAACGAAAATTCTAAATCTTTGAATGGTGTTGACATAATAAACTCCTTTATGTTTTTAGAAAGATTATAACACAAATAAGAATTGAATACACAGATGGCTTAAGCCTCTGTCCGATACACGCAACCCCCGAAATCCTCCCTAAATTGGTTAAGTATTAAAAATAGCACTCAATCGGACGGAGACTTAAGCCATCTGAAGAAAGGCAGGTGATAAAGGTGTTCAGGGACAGGCTTAAAAAAGTAATGGCAGATCAAAACATCAATCAAGTAGAGTTGTCCAGAATCTGCGGTGTAAGTAGATCGACCGTCAGTAAGTGGATGTCTGGAGATTCGGAACCAACAAAAGCGAGACGAAATGAGATTGCAGAAGCATTTGATCTTCCAGAGAATTACTTCGAAGAGATAGTAATTCCTAAAAAGAAAATAGAGACGTTAACCCCGAAAGAAGTTGCGTATTTGATGGGAATGGGTGTTCCAACAATCGAAAAAGGACTGATTCAAGGGATTTTTCCATGGGGATATGCAATCCGGACAAGTGAAAATAAGCATAGATATTTCATAAATGCAAAAAAGTTTTTTGCAACTGAAATGATAAGTGTTTGAGAAAGGAGCATAAAGATGCATACAGAAACAAAAGCAATGATCTGCACAGCAGCAGTGCTGATCGCAATGGGAATATTTAAGGATCTAGCAGCGTTGTGTTTGATCACAGCGATGATCTATGAGGAAGGAGTGAAGAAATTTGATAAATAAGAAAGAAAAAAGTGCCCACGGAGCGGCAACTCCATTAGGCACACAATTAAATAGACAAGCAAATTATAACACAGATCAGAAGAAAAGTGAAATCAGAAAATTAGCAGTTGAGATCCTTAATCTGTCTTTACAGTTGCAAGAAAATGCAGATGGAAGGATTGTCTGGAGAGGAAAAAATAAACCGTGTGTTAATTTTCGATATTACGGAGCAACTAGTGGACTTACCATTAAATATTGGAAAAATGGGTTTGATGTAGAACAACTTCCAGATTATAGCGCAATACTATTTCTAGATGATTGGAATTGTATAAACGAAGCAAGACAACTTAAAGAAACATTGATTGAATTATTAGAAGAAAGAAGAGGAAACGACAATGAAGAGTGAAACAATGAAGAAAGTAACAGAAGGAATCGTAAGAGGTCATGTTTTAGATACAGCAGGATGCACAGACAAGGCAGCTGATGAACTAGAAAAAGTGTTGGAAACCATTTTGTTCGAAATTAGTGATTGCGTAAATCCGGTTCCAGAAATTGCAAGTGATCTTACAGTGGGCGTTCTCAGATTTATTGCAGACACTTTAGAAAAGAATCTGAATGATAAAGAAAAAGAAACTGCAGAACTTGTAAGAGACACTTTACGAGTGAAATATAAGACATTAGTAGTGAGAGCAAAAGCTTAAGAAGGAAGACAGACTATGCAAACAATCGAAATCAGCAAAGGAATCAAACGGATCCAGTTCAAGAGAGAAGTAGAAAGGGTATAAACAATGAAAGAAGATAGATTGCTGATCAGCCGTGAAGTATACGATGAATTAGCCATGTCTTATGAAAGGGTTGAAACTCTTGTCCGGTTGCATAAAGCTGGACAGGATCTTGATACAAACCTGATCTTTCAGATCTTAGGGATCGGGTATCTATTAAACAAAGAAAAATTAGGAGGACATAACAATGGAGATCACAGTAAACGTAATAGGGCTTGACAATCTGGCAAATGCCATCTTTGCACTGGCAAAGGCCGCAGGAAACTGCAAAGAGGAAACACAGGTAGATGCAACAAAGGTAGCACCCGTAGTGCAGCAGACAGTCGCACCAGCGGAAACAGCCGCACAAACAACTACAACTGTACCGAGCACACCACCAGTACAGAATGTACAGCCAGTACCAACAACACAGACCGCACAAACGGCACCTGCGACACCTACAGTTAGTCCAGTGCCAACAGCTACAGCAACCCCTACATATTCGATGGAGCAGTTGGCAGTCGCAGCGACAGGTCTGATCGATGCCGGAAAGATGCAGGATGTCCAGAATACACTGGCAGCTTTAGGTGCACAGACTCTGATGGATCTGCCACAGGAGAAATATGGGGAGTTTGCATCTGCGATCAAAGCGATCGGGGCGGTGATCTAAGATGGCCAAGAAAAGAAAACATGCTTTGTTATCAGCAAGCGGAGCGGTGCAGTGGATTCACTGTACGCCCTCCGCAAAGTTGTGTGATGAGCTTCCAGATACAGAGAGTTCTTATACCAAAGAAGGAACTCTGGCACATGAGATCTGTGAGTTAAAACTGACAGCAGATTCTTTAAAAACCGGAACTTATACCAGAAGAATGAACAAGATCAAAAAGAATGAGCTGTATCAGGAAGAGATGCAGGGGTTCACAGATCAGTATGTTGACTATGTTGAGACACTTAGCAACAGTCTTCCAGAAAAGCCATATATGGCAGTGGAAAAAAGAGTTGAGTTTGATGAGTACGTACCGGATGGATTCGGTACTGCAGACTGCATTCTGATCTGCGGTACGGTCATGCATGTCATCGATTTTAAATACGGAAAAGGTGTTCCAGTAAATGCAGGTGGGAACCCACAGATGGGATTATATGCACTAGGAGCATTAAAAGCTTACGGATTTTTGTATCCGATCGAGGACATTTTTTTTCATATCGTACAGCCAAGGCTCAATAACTTTTCCACATGGAAAACGAATAAAAGAGAGTTGACAACATGGGGCAATGTCGTAGTCAAACCGAAAGCTGAATTAGCTTACAAAGGAGAAGGAGAGTTTCGTTCCGGGGAACACTGCAGATTCTGCAAAGTCTTAAACTGCAGACAGAGAGCTTATGACAATCTGGAACTTCTGGAAACCTATGAAACAAAGCTTCCACCGGAGCTTTCAGACGAAGAGGTGGGAGAAGTCCTTGCAAAAGCAGAACAGTTGGTTGCCTGGCATAAAAAATTAAAGTCCTATGCACAGACAAAACTGATCGATGGCGGAGAGATCCCAGGATGGAAGATCGTTGAGGGCAGAAGCAATCGCATGATCACAGATTACGAGAAGATGGCGGATGTCCTAGAACAAAATGGATATCCAAAAGAAACTCTGTATGAAAGGGCGCAGCTTACCCTGACAGATCTTGAAAAGATGGTCGGAAAGAAAGACTTCCAGACGATCTGCGGGGAGTTCATCCAGAAACCAAATGGGAAGCCAACACTTGCACCGGAATCTGATAAACGTCCGGTCTATAACCCGAAAACAACAGCAGCAGAAGATTTTAAATAAAAGGAGTAAAAAACTATGAGTAATACAAAAGTAACAACAGGTGAAGTAAGATTTTCATTTCCACACGTATTTCAGCCACATGCGAACAATCCAGGACAGGAAGAAAAATATTCTGTAACGATCCTGATCCCTAAGACAGACACAGCAACGATCAATGCGATCCAGGCAGCAATGCAGGCTGCAGCACAGGAAGGTGTCTCTACAAAATTCAATGGTCAGATGCCGGCAATGCTGAAGAATCCGATGCATGATGGAGATGGGACAAGACCGAATGGAGAACCATTCGGAGAAGAATGTAAAGGGCATATGGTTATGACAGCATCCAGTAAACAGAGACCGGAAGTTGTCGATGCAAACTGTCAGGCAATCTTAAATCCTGCAGAAGTATATGCCGGATGCTATGGAAGAGTTTCATTAAACTTCTTCCCATATAACACAAACGGAAACAGAGGTGTTGGATGCGGACTGAACAATGTCCAGAAAACAAGAGAAGGTGATCCATTAACGGGAAGAACAACCGCAGCGGAAGATTTTGGACCAATGCCACAGGCAAATGTCCAGGCCGCAGCAGTTCCGCAGATGAACACACAGGCAGCAGTAACACAGCAGAGCGTAAATCCAGTCACTGGAATTAATCCGATCACGGGGGCTCCGATCAATGGTGGCGGAGTTATGGGATTATGATTCCGCGCAAGAACATCCTGCATATCGATATCGAGACTTATAGTAGTGTAGACATTGCAAAGTCCGGGCTGTACAAGTACGTACAGTCTCCGGACTTTCAGATTCTACTGTTTGCTTATGCTTACGATGATGGACCTGTTGAGATCATAGATCTTGCACAGGGGGAGAAACTTCCGGAAAAAGTGATCAATGATCTGAAAGCACCGGCAACGATCAAGATGGCTCATAACGCAAACTTTGAGATCAATGCATTAAGTCAGTTCTATGAGATCTGGCCGGATCAGTGGCAGTGTACGATGATCCATTCTCTTTACTGTGGGTATCCGGCATCCCTTGCAGGAGTTGGGAAAGCAATGGGATTTCCACAGGAGAAGCAAAAGATGGCAGTTGGAAAAGCACTGATCCGTTATTTTTGTGTACCATGCAAGCCTACAAAGAGAAACGGCGGACGCACAAGAAACTTTCCTGAACATGATATAGAGAAATGGAACCTGTTTAAAGAATACTGCAAACAGGATGTGGAAGTGGAACGCGCGATCGAAGATCACCTAAAGGATTATCCAGTTCCAACACAGGAATGGACCAACTGGCATTATGACCAGACTATTAATCAACAGGGGACTCAGGTGGACCTTGCACTGATCAATGGGGCATTGGAATTAAGTGATCAGGCAGCATTAAAGCTTGGAGATGATATCCGGCGTGTTTCTGGAATCGATAATCCGAACAGTGTTGCCCAGTTAAAACAGTGGCTATCTGATCAACTCGGAAAAGATATTGATAAGTTAGGGAAAGAAGCAGTGAACGAACTGTTAGAAGCTTCACAGGTAAAAGCAAACCCTGCAGTTTATTATGTTCTGAAGAAACGTAAAGAGATGGCCAAGAGTTCCGTGAAGAAATACACAGCTATGGAAAACGCGGTCTGCAAGGATGGAAGAGTCCGTGGATTATTACAGTTTTATGGTGCAAACAGAACGGGGAGATGGGCAGGACGTCTGGTACAGGTTCAGAACCTTCCGAGAAACTATATCCCGGAGTTGTCACTGGCAAGGAACCTGGTAAAACAGGAAAATGCAGCGATGCTGGAACTGACTTATGGCAGCTTGCCAGATACGATCTCACAGCTGATCCGGACGGCATTTGTTCCGAGAGAAGGATATGAGTTCGTAGTTGCAGACTTTTCAGCGATCGAAGCGAGAGTGATCAGCTGGTTAGCTGGAGAGGATTGGAGACTGGAAGTCTTCCGTACCCACGGCAAGATTTACGAGGCTTCGGCATCCAGTATGTTTAATGTACCGATCGAGAAGATCAAAAAAGGAAATCCGGAATATGCACTCAGGGCAAAAGGAAAGGTCGCAGAATTAGCCCTCGGGTACCAAGGTGGTACCGGAGCATTGATCCAGATGGGAGCATTAAGGATGGGACTTACGGAAGAAGAACTTCCGGATATCGTACACCGATGGAGGACAGCGAACAAACGGATTCAGGATTTCTGGTATACCGTAGAGAATTGTGCGATCGAGACGGTAACACTCGGAACAACAAACCAGATCCAGCACGGGATCACGTTTATGAGAGATGCAGATTATTTTATGATCAAACTTCCTTCCGGACGATGCTTATTTTATCCAGACCCGCAAATCGGAGAGAATGCATGGGGAAATAAGAGTATCACATACATGGGCATTGACGGAACTAAGAAATGGCAGAGACTTGAAACATATGGTGGGAAGCTGGTCGAGAATATTGTGCAGGCAGTGGCAAGAGATCTGCTGGCGAACGCGATCCGGAATATGTTATTCGGTGGTTATCTCATCAACTTTCATATCCACGATGAGATTATAGCAGAAGTGCCAAAAGGTTCTGATCTGGCACTGGAGAAAGCCATCGATCTGATGTGCAGGGCTCCGGAGTGGGCAGAAGGGCTGCCGTTAAACGCAGATGGATTTACAGGAGATTTCTATAAGAAAGAGTAGGAGGAACGGCATGTTTCAGAATGACTTAAAAATTAAAATATCAACGGGAAGCAGCCGAAGATCAAAGACCTGGATGAAACAGGAGATGTACTGGTCTGATTTTGTGGAGAAGCTTGAACATCCGATCAGGACAGAAGAAACTCTGGCAGAGTATATGGGTTATCGCAAAGCAAAGCAGGATGAGATCAAGGACGTCGGCGGTTTTGTCGGTGGCGAACTTTCCGGAGAACAGAGAAGAAATGAAAATGCCGGTTATCGCTATCTGATCACACTGGATGCCGACCATATAAAACCGGGTGGAACTGATGAGGTGATCGGCATCTTAGAAAACCTTGGTTGTTCTTATGTGGTCTACAGTACCAGGAAGCATGAAGAGGCAGCACCGCGACTTCGAATCATTCTGCCACTGGATCAGCCTGCTTCTCCGGATGAATATGAGCCGATCGCGAGACGTGCCGCGGAGTATATCGGAATGGGTATCTTTGACCCGACAACTTTCGAAACAGTCCGGCTGATGTACTGGCCAAGCTGCAGTAAGGATAGCCAGTATCGATTCTGCTATGCAGACAAGCCGTTTTTAAGTAAAGACGGAATGCTTGCGACATATGATAACTGGAGAGATATCACACAATGGCCGGAAGTGCCAGGAGCGGTAAAGCTCCGTGACCGCAGTATCAAAAAACAGGGAAATCCATTAGAAAAGAAAGGAATCGTCGGTGCATTCTGTAAGACCTATACAGTAGAGCAGGCAATGGATGCGTTCTTAGGTGGTATCTATGAGCCATGTGATATGCATCCGGGCCGCTATACCTATACAGAGGGTTCGACAGTTGGCGGAGCCGTGTTATATGAGGATGGATTATTCTTATACAGCCATCATGCCACAGATCCTGCAGGTGGAAGATTATGCAATGCATTTGATCTGGTCCGGATCCATAAGTTTTATGAACTTGATTATGGATCAAAGGAAGGAACGCCGATCACAAGGCTCCCATCCTTTTCTGCAATGTGTGAGTTTGCGATGGAACAGCCAAATGTTGCGAAAGTTATCACTGCAGAACGATATGAACGTGCACAGTCCGAATTTTCACAGGATATATCAAAGGAAGATCTTGACTGGATGGAAAAGTTAAGCTGCAGTTCACAGACAGGAATGCCGAATAAGACGATCGATAACGTGCTGATCATTCTGGAGAACGATCCAAACTTAAAGGATCGATTATATCATGATGAATTTGCGAACAGAGCAACTGTCTGCAGACCGATGCCGTGGGAATTTCATCCGGAGTTCCCTTATAAGGATCGTGCATGGACCGATGAGGATGATGCCGGATTAAGGCATTACATGGAAAAGACTTACGGGATCACAGGAGAAAAGAAGATATTAGACGGCATGGCAATCTATGCAAACCGACATAAAAGACATAAGATCCGCGAGTACCTTACAAGCCTTAACTGGGATGGGGTCAGACGATTAGATACGCTATTGATCGATTATTTCGGAGCAGAAGATTCTGAATATGTACGTGCGGCAACAAGAAAGACTTTGTGCGCTGCGGTTGCCAGAGCCATGCATCCAGGATGTAAGTTTGATTATATGCTGATCCTGTCGGGCGCGCAGGGCGTTGGAAAGAGTACGTTCTTTTCAATGTTGGGCAAAGACTGGTATTCCGATTCAATGAGTACCTTTGAAGGGAAAGATGCAGCGGAGATGGTGCAGGGCTACTGGATCATTGAAGCTGGAGAGTTAACTGGATTTAACAGATCAGAGATGAATGCAGTCAAACAGTTCTTAAGTAAGAAAGAGGATGTTTATCGTATGCCGTATGGACGAAGGACCGCAAATTTCCCACGAAACTGTATCATCGTAGGAACTACGAACGATAAAGAGTTCTTAAAGGATAGAACAGGAAATCGTAGATTCTGGCCAGTTGGACTCGGAAAACAGAAACCAAAGAAGAACATCTTTCAGGAACTGCCGGCAGAAGTTGATCAGGTATGGGCAGAAGCGGCTGCAAGATGGATGTTAGGAGAGCCGCTGTATATGTCTGGAGATGTCGCCAAAGTGGCACAGGAGAAGCAGGAGACTTACAGAGAAGCATCTCCAAAAGAAGGTGTGATCAGAGAGTTCCTAGAGAAGAAGATTCCAACAGATTGGAAGGAAAAGAGTCAGGCACAGAGAAGGTCATTTTTCAACAGTGAATTTCAGGTAAAAGATGAGAACAACTTAGTAAATAGAGAAAGGATTTGTGCGGCAGAGATATGGTGTGAGTGCTTCGGAGGAGATTTAAAGCAAATGAAACGACATGACATCATAGAGATTAACAGCATTCTTAATTGTATTAGTGGATGGGATCGAGTATCATCTGCGAGATTCGGTCCTTATGGCACACAAAGGGGCTACATCCGTGTAAACAAAGAAGCATAAGCATAAAAAATGTAAACATACAATATCTGGAAATGTAAACAAAGTAAACATACTGTAAACAAACGATTGTTTACAATGAAAACCGCGTAAATACTCGATTTGAATAGAATGTAAACATTGTAAACATTAAATTCTTTAAAAATAAAATATAAAGGGTAATAGTATAACGTACCCCATGTGCACACATACACGCGTATATATATAGGGGATTTCGATTACATGTTTACGGCAAAGGAGAATGATATGAGAGAAAGCAGTATAGAATCCAAGTTCAGGGATAAAGTAAAAGAGGTCGGTGGTATGGCGTATAAGTTTGTATCCCCGGGCAATGCTGGAGTACCAGACAGGGTTGTAATCCTTCAAGGCGGAAAATCTGGATTCGTAGAATTGAAACGTCCGGGAGAGAAAACGACACCGCTTCAGAAAGTTCAGATCCGTAAGATCTTGGCGACAGGATGTTATGCAACTGTTCTTGATAATAAAAAAGACATTGACCGAGTGATCTGGGAAATCGAAGCATGGAATCCCGGCAAGGCCCTGGACAAGATCACAGAGTTAGAACAGAGAGGCATGATATGAAATTCGTACCACACAATTATCAGCGATACTGCATTAACCGCATGATCACAGACCCAGTCTTAGGGTTGTTCCTGGACATGGGCCTTGGAAAGACAGTGATCACACTGACAGCAGTCAATGATCTGAGATTCAACCGGTTTGCAGTCCGGAAAGTTCTTGTTATCGCTCCGAAGAAGGTTGCAGAAGATACGTGGACAAGAGAATCGCAGAAATGGGATCACCTAAAAATGCTTCGGGTGATCCCAGTCCTTGGAAGCATCAAACAGCGGATCAGAGCGATCAACACACCGGGCGATGTCTGGGTATTATCAAGAGACAATGTCTCGTGGTTGGTTGATTATTACAAAAATGACTGGCCGTTTGACATGGTGATCATTGATGAGTTGTCGAGCTTTAAGTCCAACAAAGCAAAACGATTCCGAAAATTAAAAAGCGTTAGGAGTCACATCCATCGGATCGTTGGACTTACAGGGACACCAACCCCGAACGGGTTGGAAGACCTGTGGGCACAGATCTATCTTCTGGATGAAGGAGAACGACTAGGAAGGACTTTAACCGGATACCGTGATAATTACTTTACACCAGGAGCAAGAAATGGAAATGTGATCTATGAGTACAACCCAAGGACATGGGCAGACGAAGAGATCAATGAACGGATCAAAGACATCTGTATCTCCATGAAAGCAGAGGATTATCTGGAATTACCAGAACGGATCGATAATGTCCGTCATATCAAACTTCCGGATAAAGCAAAGAAGCAGTATGAAGAACTGGAGAAGACGATGATCGCGGATATCGATGGAGAGACTATTGACGTTACAAGTGCAGCGGCTTTAAGTAATAAACTTTTGCAACTTTGCAACGGAGCTGTCTATGATGCAGACGGTATATACCATGAGGTGCATGATGAGAAGATCGAAGCCTTAAAAGAGATCATCGATGCAAATGCCGGAAAAGGGATTTTGGTATTTTATAACTTTAAGCACGATAAGGCACGGATCCAGAAGGCTTTAAAAAAGAGCAAGCTTCGGATCGGGGAGTTAAAGAATCCGGACAGCATCACGGCCTGGAACAACGGGCAGATGGATATCCTACTTGCACATCCGGCAAGTGCAGCATACGGATTAAACCTTCAGGCAGGTGGACACATCATTGTCTGGTTTGGGCTTAACTGGTCATTGGAGTTATATCAACAGGCAAATGCCAGACTGTACCGACAGGGACAAAAAGAGAATGTTGTGATCCATCATCTAGTCACTGCCGGCGGATATGATGAGAACGTCATGGATGCACTGGAAGCAAAAGAAGTTACACAGGATTCGTTCCTGGATGCCTTAAAGGCAAGGATCAAGAGCGTGAAAGGAGAGAACGATGGGAAAGATTGATGCAAAGATGGAAGGCAGGACTGAAGGATTGGAACTTGCTTTACGTATTGTGAGAGAAGGCGGAGCAGAAGCCTTAGAGAGAGAAATGAAACACCGGAGAGTTACAGGGATCAAGGTTCCTGTCGATCATAGAGAAATGGATAAAGCGGCACAGAAGATCAAAGAGCAGATCCTGGATACCGTTCTTGCTATGAGCATCATGGTGCTAAGAGATGAGTTCGGTTTTGGCAAGAAACGGCTGGATCAGTTCAAAGCAAGATTTAACTTGAAAACAGAATGTATGAATGATGGATTAGTTACATGGGCAGACATTCTGGAGGCAATCAGAGATGAGACTGGCATTGAGCTTACGATCAGAGAAAATCGTTAAGGAAAGTTAAGGAGTGAATTAATTATGGCAAAGATTAGACAGAAGCTTGCGAAGGTCTATATTCATTCGCAGGATAATGGCAATGACTTTGGAATCATCGATCATCTGGCTGAGGTCGGATACGATGTTGATTTCGAAGTTGTAGATAATGGAGTTGGCAATAAAGTGATCTCTTGTGAGATCTATGACGCAGGGGGGGAAGAAAGACAATGATCAGAAATAACAGGACAGCAATGAATGCATACAAGAAAACTCGAGAGAAACACGGCGGGGAGCGTCCCTGCTGTGTAGTTTGCGGCGAAGCGATGGATCCGGAGGACGATGAGACAGAGTGGTCCAGAACAAAGAGAAGGACAGATTGTTTTGTACATAGACATTGCGTGAAACACAGGGGAGACGTTTAGGATGCTGATGCAACACAGGTGACAGGAGGCAAGACATGGATAAGAAAAAGCTAAGGCAGTATCGATCTCTGAAGAGGGAGCAGAAGATGCTGGAAGAGAAAATGGAGAAACTGAATGAGAGAGCAGAGAGGATTCCGGCAGTCATTGGGAAAGTAAAAGGATCTATGGATACGTTCCCCTATATCGAAACGCACATGAGAATTATAATGGACGAGCCCAAGCAGGCAGATATGATTGATCGACAAATGAGGATTAATGAGCGGAGACGAGAACAGGTGGAAGAACTTCTGACAGAGATTGAAGAGTTTATCAGCTTGATTCCTGATAGTAATGCAAGACAGATCTTTGAACTCATTTATCTAAATGGCAAGACGCAGCAGGAAGTTGGAGACCAATTGGGATATACGAAAGGCAGAATATCTCAAATAGTTAGTGAAAATCTAAAAGATTAAACAAATTAAACAAAAAAGTGTGTTATAGTTATACTTGAGGAAATTGGATAGAGTCCAATCAATCGCCCGTACAAATTTTTTTTGAGCATCGTATCTCTAAGATGCTCTTTTGTTCTATAACTACTAGAATATGCGGAAACTTTGTGATATAATAAATAAAAAAAGAAATAGGGGGCGATTTTATTATGAATTTGACAGAAAAAGAAAGATTGTTTTTATACAATCAATACGAGGTATTGAGAATACTAAATAGTGATGACGAACACGAGAGTAAAAGGTATGAGAACTTTCAAAAAATTGTAGTGCGCGGATATGAGGACTTGTATGATTGGTTAACAGACGGATTTAATAAAACTGTTCCTTCAGAAGTGACACAGTTTGTTTTTGATGTTCTTAATCTTTACCGAGCATTGATGGTTTCATATCACGAGTTGTCAGATGAAGAAAAGGCTCAAATTGATGAAAATGACATCAAGTATGAAGGGTTCGATGGATCCAATGAAATTCAGTATTATTGTTTTGCGGATTTTTTAATGCGTGATGAAGGTTTGTATGGAGAAATTTTTGACGACGGTCGTGCAGAACTCGATTCGCATGCGAAAAGAGTCGATCAATACAAAAAAATGCTTGATGCATGGAGAAATACGGGTAAAGAGAAGCATGATAATTTAACTGCTGAAGAAATTAGAGGTATCATCGAATCGTATAAAATTAGGTAATCATGAAACTTAATATCAAATTATAAAAATGAACTCGGGTAATCTTCGGACCCCGGGTCTTTTTATGCCTAAATTTAGAAAGGAAAGAGATATGAATTTTAAAGATGCATTTGAATTAATGAAAAAAGGTCATAAGGTAAAACTTCCATCCTGGGGTGGATATTGGTATTGGGATGAAGAAAAAGAAACTATCATGATGCAGTGCAGACCGAAAGACACTGACAAAGGACAGGGAGATCTACTTGATATTAGAGAGACACAGAGAGTTGAGTATACACTGTCTAACATCTTATCCAATGAATGGATTGTGGCAAATCCAGAGAACTGTCCTGTACTTGGTGGAGTAGCTACATTTAGCTTTGGAGATGCTATCAAGTACATGAAACGTGGATTAAGAGTTACAAGAAAAGGATGGAATGGAAAAGGAATGTATCTATTCAAATCTCCAAAAGTAGGCTGCCAGATGTACAAGCAGTACACAGGAAAAGACATCAATGATTTGCAAGAATTTATTGTTATGAAGGCAGCAGATGATACTTTGGTTCCATGGTTAGCATCGCAGACAGATGTATTGGCAGAAGATTGGATGTTTGTAGAATAAAAGCCGGAACAATCCGGCGCAAGGACCACTAGCTCAGCAGGGAGAGCGGTCGGCTTTTAACCGATGATCAGTCCGGGGTTCGAGTCCCTGGTGGTCCATTTAGTTCAAAACAGGAGGAAACATACATGAAAAAGAAATTTTTAGGAGTGTTGTTAGGCCTGACAATTATGGGAGCAACTCTAACAGCATGTACAGAAGCGGATAAAGTATCCAACAACGTATCACAAGAAGCAGACAATTTCAATGTATTGCGCAGATTTGCAGTGATCAATACCAGAACCGATAAGGTAGAATTTGAACTAGTTGGAGCATTTTCATTAGAAACAGACAGCAGTAAGAAAGTAAAACTTATTGTAGAGACAGAAGATGGAACATATAAGAAACATATCATTGGCATGAATCAAGACAGCATGTATGTGATCGAAGATCTTGGAGGGGCAAAGGTTAATAAGTACAAGTATGAAGTGAATTATATTCCAGAATCTATTGTGCCGTTTACTGTAAAGAGTAGTAAATAGAAATATCAAGATCAACGAAAGGAGTGAGCCTGATGGCATTAACAGAAAAAAGAAAACTATTTGCCGATGAATACCTGATAGATCTGAATGCATCTCGGGCTTACAGAGTTGCATATCCGAGAGTAAAAGACGGAGATACAGCAGCAGCTGCTGCAAGTAGATTACTAAAAATTAAAGATGTGTCTGAGTATATCAGTGTTCGAATGCAGGAGCGGAGCGAAAGAACAGAAATCACACAAGATCGAGTGCTTAATGAATTAGCATCGATCGCCTTTGCAAAAGCTACAGATTACGCCGAGGTCCAAGATGGACAAGTGATTATAAAAAATACCGCAGATTTATCTGATACGATGGTAAGAGCAATCGCAGGAATCAAAGAAGGGCGCAACGGTGTTGAAATTAAGCTGAATGATAAAGGAAAAGCATTAGAACTGTTAGGAAGACATCTCGGAATGTTCAAAGATAAAGTAGAAGTATCTGGACTGGAAGAAGAAAAATCCAAACTCGATGATCTGATCAATCAGATGCGAGGTGGGTAAATGAGCGATGAACGTCTGCTGCTGTCAGAAAAGTACAAAGCATTTATCAGATGTGATGCACCAGTAGAGTTCCTGGAAGGCACAACGGCAGCAGGTAAAACGACAGTAGGTCTTTTCAAGTTCATGCTGAAAGTTGCAGAATCAAAAAAGAAACTACACATCCTTGCAGCAAAAGATACAGGAACAGCAGAGAAAAACATCATCAACAAAGATCTAGGAATCATCGATGATTTTGGTCAATTGGTTGAATATCATGGAAATGGTACGAAAGACGATAAAATACCACATCTGCTGTATCACACAAGCCAGGGAGATAAGGTTATTTATGTACTTGGATATGGAGATAAACAGAAGTGGCAGAAAGCCTTAGGTGGTCAGTATGGTTGTTTGTATATAGACGAGATCAATACGGCAGATATTGACTTTGTTAGAGAGTCTGCAATGCGCTGTGATTATTTAATGGCAACACTAAACCCAGATGATCCTGCATTGCCAATTTACAAAGAGTATATTAACTGTTCACGTCCACTCCCAGAGTGGCAAAGTGAGACACCGAGAGAAATAAAAGATGAGTTAAAAGAAGAACCAAAACCTAACTGGGTGCATTGGTTCTTTTCTTTTGTTCATAATTTGGGATTACCAAAAGAAAAATTAGACAAGATCATTGCCAACACTCCGAAAGGAACGAAGATCTGGAAGAACAAGATCGAGGGCCTTAGAGGGAAAGCAACAGGTCTTGTCTTTTCAAATTTTGATCGGAAACGTCATGTTAAAACAAAAGCCTGGTTAAAACAACAGCTAAAAGATGGAAAGATCAAGATAAAAACCATCACTGCAGGTCTGGATACTTCTTACTCTTCTGAATCGGAAGATACGATCGCTATGATTTACCAGATCATCACAGAAGATCGCAGAGTGATCACAGTAGATGAGAAGATTTACAGCAATGCAGATCTGACAATCCCACTGGCACCATCAGATACGGTGCGAAACTTTGTAGACTTCCTGGAAACAAACCGTAAAGAATGGGGATTCGCAAGAGATGTATTCATAGATTCTGCCGATCAGGCAACGATCACAGAGTTAAATAAACATAAACGCTTGCATGGCAGTGCTTATAATTTCATCCCTGCTTACAAGAAGACAACGATTATAGACAGAATCATGCTACAGATCAGTTGGTTGCAGCAGGATGCGTATTTGGTATTAGATCATTGTGTTAATCACATATCAGAGCTAGAGCGATACAGCTGGAAAGAAGATAAGAATAACGAGCCTGAGGACCGAAACGACCACACGATCAATGCCAGTCAGTACTCATGGCTGCCATACAAGATGCAAATAGGAGATAAAGATGAAATGGGTGGATAATATTATGGAAAAAGTAAAAGGAGGGATTCGCAGTTGGTTAAATGTACAGCCGGCGAATCCCTCAAGAATCAACATAACTGAAACATTGGACTACGAAGCAAATGCAATTAAAAACCGTATCTGGTACAGAGGGGACAGCAACGAACTGGAACAGCTGTACCGACAGCTTGTTATCAATACAAGCCGGCAGAGTTTCTGGGCGGCGAAGTGCAGTCCAGGGATGGAGATCAATAAGATTCATACAGGACTTCCATCGCTGATCGTGGACATGCTCACAAGTGTGACTCTTGCCAGTCTAAACGATTTTGATTTTAAAAAGAAGCAGGATCAGGATATTTGGGATGAGATCGCGAAAGAGAACAAGATCAAGAAGCGACTGGAGAAAGCAACGAAAGAAACTCTGTACATCGGAGATGGAGCTTTTAAGGTCACATTTGATACAAGTCTTTCACAGTATCCGATCATTGAGTACTATCCTGGAGAACGACTTGAGGTCAAAAATAATCGTGGCAGGATCACAGAGATTGAGTTCAAAACGGTTTATGACTATAAAAGAACAGAATATATCCTGCATGAGTATTACGGCTATGGGTATATCAAATATAAACTGACCTGCGATGATAAGGAAGTACCGCTTGATGCACTGGATGAAACAAGAAACTTGCAGAACTTGGCATTCTCAACATACCAGGAAGGTAAAGATGGAGAAGTTAAGCAACGTGGCGAATATATGCTCGCTGTACCGCTTATGTTCTTTGAATCTGGAAAATGGGATAGTAGAGGGCAGAGTATCTTTGATCGTAAGATTGATGCGTTCGATGCCTTTGATGAAGCATTCAGCCAATGGATGGACGCAGTGCGATCCGGACGAAGTAAAGAGTATATTCCAGAATGTTTCATTCCAAGAAATCCAGAAACAGGAGCGACATTACCAGTGAATCCATTTGATAATCGATACATCAAAACAGATTCCAACATGTACGAAGGTGCAAAGAGTGAGATTGTATTGCAGCAACCAGAGATTCCACATGAAAGCTATCTATCAGCATACATAACAGCACTGGATTTATGTTTGCAAGGTCTGATCAGTCCGTCAACGTTAGGGATTGACGTAAAGAAACTGGATAACGCAGATGCACAGAGAGAAAAAGAGAAAGCTACACTTTATAGCAGAAATGCGATCGTAGGCGCATTGCAGGAAGACTTGCAAAGCCTGATCAAGGTAAGTATCAAAGCATACCGTGAACTAAATGGACAGAACAGCAATGATGATGTCGAGGTAGATGTAACGTTTGGAGAATATGCCAATCCAAGTTTTGAATCTCAGGTTGAAACTGTTGGAAAAGGAAGATCACAGGGAGTCATGAGTGTTGAAGCATGTGTGGATGAGTTGTATGGAGATTCCAGAGATGATGAATGGAAGAAACAAGAGGTTGCAAGACTGAAAGCAGAACAAGGAATCATGGAAGTAGAAGATCCGGCGGTCAATACGGCAGCAGGAGATTTTCAGATAGGAGAATCAAATGGTAGTAACAATAATGAACCACTCATACAGAATGAGCCGACAGGAGACGAAAAAGTTCCTAAGACAGATGAGTGATCACGTTCCGTTTGGTATTTATGCGATTGAAAAAAACGGAATCATCGAGATGAGAAAGGACAGGTGCAGCAGCATGTCAAAGCTCAAGGAGATGAAACGAGAATTTAAGAAACGTGGGTATAAAGTGTATTACAACACAGGTGAAAGATGAATGATTACGATATTCAAGAAGCGTTTAAGCGGATAGAAGATGAACTGATCGCATCGATGATGCGTAATATGCAGCGACACCGAGCAGAAGAAACAAAAGAAGGTATCGAATGGGGGATGTGGCAGGCAGAACAGTTAAGAGCTTTAGAAGAGTACCGCAAGAGAAATGCTAAAAAATATAATGGCCAATTTGAAGAAATCAATTCAAGCATTCCTGCGATTATTAGCGAATCTCGAAAACGTGGGTACCTTGACCAGGAAGCACATATCCTCGAAACGATCGGGCAGACATCTGGCGGTTCAGGAGATATCGATGGAGCATTCTTCAAGATTAATGATCGTAAGATGAATGCACTGATCGATGCGACAGTCTCAGATATGGATAGTGCAGAGACAGCGATGCTAAGACGTGCAAATGATCAGTATCGAAAGACGATATTCAATGCGCAGGTATATGCAAACAGTGGTGTTGGTACCTATGAGAAAGCTGTAGACATGGCAACAAAGGATTTTCTTGCTGCAGGTATCCAATGCATCCAGTACAAGAATGGATCAATGCATAGGATTGAGGAATACGCAGGTATGGCAATCCGAACAGCAAGTAAGAGAGCTTATCTTACTGGAGAGGGTGAAAAACGCAAGGAATGGGGTTGCCATCTTGTAATTATGAACAAGCGAGGAAATCCGTGTCCAAAGTGCCTGCCATTTGTTGGAAAGATTTTAATTGATGATGTGTGGAGTGGTGGCAGCAGTAAGGATGGAAGCTATCCACTGATGAGTTCTGCAATGGCAGCAGGACTTTATCATCCAAACTGTAAAGACGGCCATACAACATACTTTCCTGGAATCAGTACACCGCCAGATGATAAGTTTTCAAAGAAAGAGATCAAACAGGTTGAGGAGGATTATAAAGATGATCAGAAACAACAATATGCCAAAAGACAGGAAGAGAAGTTTGGAAGACTGGCTAATTATTCTTTGGATCCAATGAATAAAAAAGTATATGCTTCAAGGCAAGAACAATGGAAACATGTACGAATGCGGACAGGGAACAAAAGCAGTCAGGAATATGCTGAATCAAAGAGACCACTTGCTAATTTTATGGCACTTCCACAAAATAGAGTTGTCGATGTTTTGAGAAAGGAATCTGCGAGTTGGATTGAAAGCCTGTCAGGAAAAGAAAAACACGCAATCGAAAAATATACATATAATTCTGGTGACAGAAAACCCGATCGATTTTTTGAACGATTGAATGGAATGCTTAGAGGTGACAGACCAGAAGATACAGCTCTTGCAGAATATGCGAGAACATTGTCTGTAGCTATACAAAAGAATGAATTAAGGCACGATGTAATTTGTTATCGAAATGTGGATTTAGATTTATATTCAGATTTAACAGATGGTGATATATTTAAAGAAAAACAGTTTATCAGTACTTCAGTAGTAAAGAAAGCAGCGCTAGATAAGAAATATAAGGTTACAATTTATGCACCGAAAGGCAGTAAATGCGCATATATAGAAAAACTTAGTAAATATCCAAAACAAAGAGAGCTATTACTTGACAAAGATAGTTTATTCAAGGTAATATCAAAGAAAGAAAACGAAATAGAATTGCAGGTGATTATATGAAAATGACAAAGGAACAAAAAGAATCTTATCAGGCATATAAAGATAGAATTTCAGAGCCGACAAAACCAATCAAATTAACACAGGAAGAGATTGAACAATTAAAAAAAGAAGGACGTATTTAGTACCACTGATCAGAAATGGTTAGTGGTATTTTTATACCCATTTTTAAGGAAAGGAGGACCAACAATGAAAGTAAGAGTAACTTACAATTATCACGACAGAGAACTTGGTTTTGAAAAACATGTTGGGGATGAGTTCGACGTTACAGATGAAAGAGGTCAGGTACTGATCGCAGCAGGTGTAGCGGAAGAAATCGTTGAACCAGTAGAAGAACCAGAAGCTCAGGAATCAACTGAGGAAGAAGAAAAACCAAAAAGAAGTACCAAGGCAAGAAAGTAAGAGGTGATCCATAAATCTCGGTAGCAGACGTTCCGTTAAGACGTCTTATTTTTATGCTCCAAACACGATAAGAGGGTAAAAGATGCGTGGGCGGTGACACCGAAGACAATGGATAATTGGGAGACACCCACAAAATGGAAAGGAGCAACAATGAAAAAGAAATTAAACATGAATCTACAGTTTTTTGCGGAACCAGGATCAGAACCAACAGGGGGACAGGGAGAACCTGCACCACAGCCAGGAGCAAATCAGACTCCGCCGGCAACTGATCCGCCACAGATTGACTACAATAAGATTCAGCAGATGTTAGATGGAACATTAGCAGCAAAAGAAAACACTGCATTAAAAGCCTATTTTAAACAGCAGGGCTTAAGCCAGGAAGAAGCTGAACAGGCAATGCAGGCATTTAAGCAGCAGAAAGCTGCAAACGAACCGAACATCGAAGCAATCCAGAACGAGGCACAGAACGCGCAGCAGATGGCACAGAAAGCTATGATCGAGCGTGATGCTTATAAGTTATCTGGAGAACTTGGGATCGACTTAAAAACAATGCCTTACGTGTTAAAGCTGGCAGACGTGTCACAGGTCGTACAGGATGGAAAGATTGATTCCGAAAAATTAAAAGAAGCATTAAACAAAGTATTGGAAGATGTGCCACAGTTAAAACCACAGGAACAGCAGCAGACAGGATTCCGTCAGATCGGAGTTGGTCAGCAGCATGGCGGAGAGACTGGTGGCAATACACCACAGCAGAAATCGGTACCAACAAAACGATGGAACCGATTTAATTAGGAGGTAAGAAAGAATGGCATTAAATTATGCACAGGTATGGGAGCCAGAACTTCTGGAGATTTTAATGCAGGGAACATTAACTTCTCCATTCGTAACATCAAATGTAACGTGGTTGGATGCGAAAACATTCCACTTCACACAGATGTCTGTATCTGGATTCAAAAACCATAGTCGAAATGGCGGATGGAATAAAGGAACTTATGCACAGACAGATACTGCGTTTACAGTGGAACACGACAGAGATGTATCATTCCTTGTTGATAAAGCAGATGTCGATGAGACAAACGCAACAGCATCTATCCAGAATATTTCTAAAGTCTTTGAACAGACTCAGGTAGTTCCAGAAACAGATGCGTTATTCTTCTCTAAAGTAGCACAGGCTGCGCAGAAAGTGACTGGATATCACAGCTCAACAGCTTCCAGTGATTATACAAAAGCAAATGTATTCAGCAAGTTAAAAGGATTCCTTGCAGCAGGAAAACTTCGCAGATACAAAGCGAATGGATCACTGATCATGTATGCATCATCTGCGATCATGGATCTGTTAGAACTGTCTACAGAATTTACTCGTAAGATTGAGATGACTCAGATCGCAGAAGGCGGTATGGGAATCGAAACACGAGTCACAGATATTGATGGCGTAACACTTATGGAAGTTATTGATGATGAACGCTTCTATGATAAGTTTAACTGGGAAGTTGAAGAAGGCGGATTTGCACCAGTAAAGAAAGACACAGGTAAATCCGTAACAGGATCACATAAGATCAATGTGCTGATCGCATGCGGACAGACATGTAAGACAGTTCCTAAGATCTCATCCATTTATTACTTTGATCCAGGAACACACACAGAAGGTGATGGTTATCTGTATCAGAACAGAACTTTATCTGACGTATTTGTATTCCCGAACGGAAAAGATGGCAAGGTTGATTCTGTTTACGTTGACGTAGACACTACGGAATATACAGAAGTGTAGGAGGTGGTGCATATGGCACTCGCCTCTTATGCAGATCAGGAGTATTATGAAAAAGTCAGCGGTGTGATCACAACGGATGATCTTGAAAAGAGACTGCATATCGCAAGCCGACACATTGACACGCTTACATTTAACCGTATTGTAGCGAGAGGATTTGAGAATCTGACAGAATTTCAAAAAGATGTGATTCGTCTGGTTGTCTGCAAACAGGCAGATTTTGAAGCAGAAAATGAATCTCTGATCAACAGTGTCTTAAGTTCTTATTCGATCAATGGCGTATCCATGGGGATCAATGCTGGCGGATGGAATGTAACAGTTCAGGATGGCGTGATCATGAAAGCTGATAATTACGCAATGTTAGAGCGGACAGGATTGTGCTGCAGGAGATTGGGGGCGATCTGATGAAATGGCCAGAGTTAATTCCAAAATCAATGTGTCAGACGGATATCCACATTCGAATTGACAGCGAAGAGATTGGAGAGGAAGGGCAGCCGATTACTCTGATCGATGCAGATTTCAAATGCAATTATCAGGACAAAGCGAAAAGAGTTATGACAAATGAGCAGAAGATCGTACAGGTTACGGGATCTGCTCTTTTTTGTGGAGATATCGCTCCAGATGTACCAGTGATCAGTTGCGGTGTCGCAACAGTCTTTGGAGTTGAAAGAACGATCATAAGTGGAGAAAAGGCAAGAAATCCCGATGGGACAGTCAATTATACCAGATTGGAGTTGACGTGATGATCCGTTGTAATTCAATTATAAAGATTAATACACAGAGACTTCGAGAGCTTTCACAAGCACAAGTTACAGCACTGGAAAAGACGGCAGAGGCTTTGCATACTGAGGTGGTACAAGCACAGGTTATGCCGTTTGATACAGGAAACCTGCAAAATGATAATACGTTTGTGGATTACACCTACAGCAAAGCAGGACGCGCAAGGATCGTGTCTACAACACCATATGCCAGAAGGTTATATTTCCACCCAGAATATCATTTTCAGACATACGAGAATCCATTTGCAGGCGGCGAATGGTTTAATCCATGGCTTCCTGGTGGTCTGTATCAGGACTTTGCACAAAGAACATTCAAGAAACTGTACCGAAGGGAGAGTGGCGTATGATTTTGTTAGCAGATGTGAAAGACTGGCTGAAAACAGTATTTGAAGCTGATCATTATTACGCAGGAAAGTTAGACAACAAAAAAGACAAATCAATAGGAGTATATCAACGAAGTTCCTATGCTCCAAAACGCTACGCAGTAGGTGGATATAAGAAATATGATACGAAAAGTATATCTATCTTAGTCCACTGGAACAACAATTCAAAAGAAACAGAACAGGCAGCAGCCGAACTGTTTGAAATATTAGAAACACAGAAACAATTCATGATCAAAGATACAAAAGTAGATTTCTTGTCTATGCAAGTTCCCGAACCTGTAGACACAGGAACAGATGATAAGGGAATTTATGAACGTGTCATTTGGTTTGATATTTATTACGAAAGGAAGGTAAAAGAATGAGCGAAACTAACGCAAGCGGAGTATATCCTTGTTATGAGAACCAGTTTCAGATCGACACTGCAGCATCAGGGGCAACCGCTGCAATGAAAGATATTGCGGACTGTGAAACATTCGAAGTATCCTTTGATAACGGTGTAGAAGAATGGACGCCGTTTGATACAGAAGGATGGACACGCAGATTAATGACTGCAAAATCCGTTACGATCTCAGTTACAGCAAAACGAAACGTAGGAGATGCCGGAAATGATGCGGTTGCGGGATTGGCATGGAAAAATGGAAGGAATGTAGAGAAAGATTTTCAGTGGACGTTCCCGGATAAAACAGTTGTCAAGTTTGCAAGTGCAGTTATCAATGTGACAAATGTAGGAGCAGGAGATTCTACAGCAGTTGCACCTCTGGAATTTGAAGTACAGAGCAACGGTAAACCAACAGTAACACCAGGAGTTTAGGAGAGGGAAACCTCTCCTTTTTTGAAAGGGAGATAAAATGGGAAAAGTAGTAGATATTACAGATAAGCTGAAATTTGAAGAGAATCCGGCATTAGTGATCAACGGAAAGAAATATGAAGTGAATGCAGATGCGACAACTATGATCGAAGTCATGGGAGAGTTAGGAGATGCAGAAGACGATGTGACTCCAGGGACGATCTCAAAACTTTGCAAGCTGATCTTTACAGATAAAGCACAGAAAGACTTAGCAAAGCTTCATTTGAAATTTGATGATTATACCGTAGTTGTTCAGGAAGCAATTTCATTAATTTCTGGAACCGATGGTGAAGAAGAATCGGGGGAGTAGTTGATCCTGGATATGATCTGTTTGAAGATTGGGACCTGATCGTATCTTCATTTGCGGAGCAGTATGGAATCAGAATCTATTCCAAAGAATTTAAGGAAATGCAATGGCACGAGTTCAAAGCGCTGCTTTGTGGAATAGGACCAGATACATCCTTAGGACGGATCGTATCCATCCGATTAGAAGATGACAATGAAGTGATCAAAGAGTTTACTTCGGAACAAAAAGAGATCAGAAACAAGTGGAGAAGAAAAGCCGCTAAGACAAAGACAGAAAAAGAAACAAATGATTTCTTAGAAACGATGAAG